CATACGCCGCCGCATTAACAGCTTCTTCTCCAGGAATTTGACTGCTGCCGGTTTCACCATCTATACTTCTTCCGTAGTAAGATAGCATAGCATCAAAAGTCATGCTGTTACCGCCGTACATAATATCGTAACAGATACTATCAACTAGATAACCAACATCACGAGCACATTTTACTGAACTGTAATTAGGAATATTACGAACAATGAATGACGCCGCAATCCACGCAGTAATTTCATTTTGAATAAATGTTCTATTAGCTTGTAAATTATTTTTTAATTTAACAGCTTGAGCATCAGTACTGGCATAGCCAGCAGTCGGGAATGTAACAGCTGGAGCCGCTCCAACGCCTTGGTCAATAATAGTATTGATTGTGGCCATTCTAGAAGTTATAGTAGCAATAGCTCCGGCATCGCCGATAGTTGCAATTGCTAAATCTCTAGCTTTGTTAAGACCTGCTAGCGTCTGGACTTTCTGAGCACCAACTACTACAACTGCGTCGGCACGAAGGTAACTGGTACCAGCACGTACAGTTTGGAAATTAGTACCCAATACTAAGTCGTAAGTAACGGCATCTAAAATTAAACCAACATCTCGACTACAAGTTGCGTTATTATATTGTCCTTGTGGATAGTAAGGAGTATTTGTATCCATAGTAAGCACAACTGTGGCAGTACTGCTATTGTAACTTACAATGTCGTTGATCTGGAAACGACCTCCCTGTACATAGAACGCACAAGGTGGTAGTGGAGCACGTACATCTAAACCGCTATTCGGGTAACCTGTAACAGTAACAGTTAGTCCGTTATTGGCAACGTTTGTAATAGCACCTTTTAGACGTCCGGCAAAGCCGTCAACGAACTGTCCACCAGCAAAACGCTTGTAGTTATTTGATTGAGAAAAACTAGAACAAACTTGTCCGTAAGGTGATTTAGTTTTAATCTGCCCTGTTGGGTCAAGCACCATGGCAAATCCACCATGGCCTTGTAGTGTTACGTTATTAACACGAACAGCATCGTTACATAAGAATACGTCAATATCTCTGTTGTTCTTTGGAGTACTGGTAATATCTAACGGATCCGTTAGATAAAAGCGTCCGTAGTTAACTGGATCGTATAAATGCCAAGCGCCTTGTGCCTTGGTGCCACTAGCATTAAACGGATAGATAACACTCAAGTTGGCAGTATTACCCGACACACTGTCAATAACAGCTTGTCCACGCTTTGGTCGAGCACCTGGATTATCATCCATTATTACTTTGCCGATCCAACTACTTGGGACTTGTCCAGATGCTAAGGTAAATGTACTTTTGTTAGTAGTACCACTTAATGTTATACTTCCAGCTGTGGCAGCATAATCTGTGTTATAGTCAACGATACCTACTAACATGGCATCGATAACAGCATCACGGTAGAAGAATGTCTTACGCCATGGACTTTGTGATATGCGATTTAATGGTCGGATAATTGTCCTACGGAATTCATCACCCTTGATTGAAACGTTGTCGGGAAGTTTAATTGGATAGTCTTCAAAGTAAATACCAGACTCTATAAAAATAACAATTTGCAAATCTGGAACTGTCTCACCAAATTCTAGTTGTTCGCCTATAGTAAAGAACCCAGGCTTGGTCAATCTGTATGTAATTGTGTCAACGTTAGTACTTACACCTGGAGCATAACTTACAACACTAGCATACGCACTACTACTAATACCAACTAATACTTTGGCAGGAATAATGTCCACGTTGCCCGGACTACCTTGGTCAACATAACCGTTACCACCGTTAGAAACAGTTAATGTATATATACCACTTCCAAAACTTGGAGTTGGTGCTGCACCATACCCGTATTGTATAATGTTCAACAGGATATCCATGTTGTCCGAGAATCTATTAATTGCCGCTACACTTGGACTCTTGGCAGGATTTAAATCTTGAGTGACTAATAATTGGTATCTAGATTTTTGTATTTTTTGTAAAACTTGTAATGCTAGGTCTTTAGTAAAAACAATAGCGTCTACTGTTTCAGTATATTGTGTACCAATAGCTATTGCTTTTGCGCTGGCATTTTTATAATAGCTCTTACCAGCATACACTGATTGCCAAGTACCATCTGTAACTAGGTCAATACTCATGGCATCGATAATTAAACCAACATCTCGTCGACATATAGCTTCGTCGTAATTGAATCCGCCTTTAAAGGCAATGTCTATGTAATTAGTTGTAGCATAGGCGATTGATAATGATTTTGCGCCAACAATTTGTTTAACTGCGATATAATCAGGATCGTAGGTTGTTGTATTACTCCAATCTGGGTATGTTCTAACAAGGCCGGATGGTGTTGGGAAGGATGTCGGATTATCTCTGCTAACTTCTCGGAAGGCATTCCACGAAGCATCGATTCTACTACTAGCAACAGCTCCATTAGTCAACAATGGATTAATAACTTGCGGCGTAGCACTATAAGTTGTCCCAACGGGTGTATTTTGACTTACAGATACTGTTAGTGTTTGAGCATAGATAAACGCTGCAATAGTAGCTGTAGTTTGACCAGCGCCAAGTTGGTTAGTAGCATTTTGCCAATATTGATAGCCGGCAAATACCCCGGCAATATTGCTGTTATAACTAATATCATAACACACAGCTTCTAAAACATATCCAATATCTCGTTTACACGTAGCAGAGTTATAAACTAACCCCGGATAGTTAACAGCTAACCAACCAACAGTTTCGTCTTTGATAAACTGAGCATTTAGTTCAATTAATAATCTAGCGTTATCAATACCAGTGTCTGTTCCACTAGGACTAGTGTTAGTTGGAGCAACGCGAGTTACAAATCCATTTTCTAGTAGATCAATGATAATTTGGAAAAGACTAGTAATCTGACTTAGGATTGTCGGGTCATTAATTACAGCAAAATTATTACCGATGTAAGTTGTTACACCTGTTTGTAGTGCAGCTTCAGCGGCTAATATCGTAGTTCTAACACCTTGATATAATGCGCTAGCATCTGCGATAGTAGGATTGACAACGCTCGGAGCATTTAGATAATCACTAATAATTGTAGCAATAGAACCGATATTATTGGTTATCGAAGTGGCGGAAATTGTACCACCTTGTAATGTTTCATTACGGTACTGCTTAACACTTTGTTGGTAAACAGTAGTTAAAGAACCATTAATAATAATAGCCTGTGCCAGCGTATTGATATAGTTAACGGAAGCGATAGTGGCTGATACTTCGCCAGACGCAATTTGTCTCTGATTACCAACCCAATAGCGTAATCCAGCATATACACTTTGACTATTGCCTCCGTACATTAAATCGTAGACTAAACTCCATACAATAAATTTAACATCTCGTTTACAAGTTGTTCTACTATATGTTACTGTTGGGTATTCTGCGGTTAAGTAAGCAACAACTTCAGCTTGAATAAATGCTACGTTGTTTAATAATAAATCTCGAGCACTTGCTTTACCATTAGCAGTTGTAGCTAGTTTAGGTAATTCTAATGTAGGTATAGTACCATTACGTATAGCATTTATAATGTTAGTAATATTAGAAGTAATAGAAGTAGCGGCATTGATAACAGTACCAACTCCATTTATATCTAGTAAACTAGTTTTTAAATTATTTAAAACGTCGGTAATTTGTTCTATACTTAAATCAGTACCGGCACTACTAAATGCCAGGCCTACTTGGAAACTTTGGTAATTTGATTGGAAAGACAAATCATAGCATAACGCATTAATAACGTTGTCGATGTATGTTGCTAGATTAACTTCGTCGTAACTACAGTTTAGTACTTGATCTCGAACAAATTTAATTCCAGCCACTGTTTGTATCAATTGTCCAGATAAGACATTGCTAGAGTTTGCTGAGTAATATAATGTAGCGGCAGTTGTGGAATTAAATGTACTACCTAATACTAAGTCATAACTAACTGCGTCTAACATTAATTGTACATCGCGTTGGCATTTGGCTTTATCGTAAGTAAATGCGTTAACATACTTGTTATTAATATAAGCAATAGTTTCAGCTTGAAGGAACAATTTGTTTGATTGTAATAGATCATAAGCATCGGTGTAGCCTAAGTTGGCACTATTTCCGCCTGACAATGTATTACTTTGTATTGTACTGAAAAATTGGTCAGGGCCTATTGCGTAGCTAATTCGTTGACGGTATGGACCTGGCTCTTGACTAGCAAGAGTAATTAATGTGTCTGCCTGTAATGCTGCAGCGCCTAGCGTTTTATAAGCATAATTCCAATAACGGCCTTCCTTTCCAGCAGGAGTATTTGCTTGTAAATCATCTCCACTATTGGCACTAACATATAAGTTAATATTACTTGAATAGGTGCTGTTGTCAACATAAAATTTACTAGCGGCTTGTAAATCGTCGCTAGACTTTGGAGTCCCATAGCCCTGTAATGGACTTGGGTGATCATGCAACGTAAGTGCTCCTGTTAGAACATCACCGCTACGTAATACCGCGTCTTGACGTTGAATAGCTTCGGTTGCTACATAATTCCCAGTTAGTGTTGGATCGTAATCTGTATCGGTAATCTGTGGATTTACTGGATTAGGACGAACTTTAAGAGCATCTACTAACGTACCAGTTGCACTTTTCTTAACATAGTTGGCATCGCCAAAGCCTTTAGAAATAGCCAAGTCATTAATAGTAATACTAAACGGAGCATGGGTATTATTCCACTGAGTAACCAATGTGTCATTTGGGGTTGGAATTGGCCCGACTGGTTGTAAGTTAATATTTAATGGGTGGTTGAGAGTAGGTTTAGATTCGTCTTTGAGTTCGCCTGCTTGACTAATAATCTTTAATTGATCATTATCGCTAAGGTCGAACCCAATTCCAACACCTACTAAATTACGTGCTGTTAAATTGATACCATCAGCACTAGACATAATAACTTGGTTGAGTCCATAACTATTTGGAGCATCGCTTAATTTTGTAAATGGAATAGCACCATCTATACCGAAAACAGCATAAAGTTCGTTAAAGTTTTCATTTACTTTACGGAATGATTCGCGAATACTATCGCCTGTGCCGTCGTTACCTTGTACGCCAATATCTATATCTTGTTTTGCCATTTTTAAACTCCGAAGCTTGAACCGCAACCACATGTACTGGTTGCATTAGGGTTTTTAATTACAAAAGAAGAACCAACTAGTTCTTCTTTATAATCTATTTCTGCACCTGATAGATACTGCATACTCATGCTATCTACAAGTACTTTAAATTCGTCTAGGGAAAATTGAAAGTCGTCTTCATTGATTTCTTCGTCAAACGTAAATCCGTAGCTAAATCCGCTACAGCCCCCACCTTGTACAAATGTACGTAATGATAGATTTGGATTACCTTCTTCGTAGAGTAAATCTTTAATTTTTGTCTTTGCTGATTCGGAAATTGTGATCACATTTGCCCCTTGATATCATATTTAGCAAAACATTTTTATAATCTTAATGTAAATACATGATATGTATTTGGGCCAAGAATTTAATCAAACAGCACATTACCGTACTAGTAAGTATGGTAAAACCCACGCCTACCTTCGTAAGAAGTGTGTATTGATATTTCGGTGTGATTGCTGTCAGGGTATTTTTAAACGTGATAAGGGCAACATGGACCCAAAGCGATTAAACAACAATTATTACCACGTCTGTGGAGATTGCGATGCTAAGAAGTTTGCCCAAAGTAAGGGAGTAGAATCTCGTAAAGTTTGGGATATGCCTGCTAGTAGTCTGAAGACATTGGGCCAGCTTTAACAATATTATAAATAAACCATAAGGAGATAAACACTATGTTTAAAGCTATCAAAGAGTTCTTCACAGGTAAGCCTGCCGAAGTAGTTGCGGAAGTTCCGTATAAAGTAGAAACCCCAGTTGCGGCCGTTGTAGAGGGCGCAGGTGTTGGTGATACAGTAGTTGTTCCGGCAGCTGTCGTTACTGCGGCAGTAGTTGAACAAGCACCAGCTGTTAAAAAGCCACGTGCGCCAAAAGCACCAGCTGTTAAAAAGCCACGTGCCCCTAAAGTAGCAAAATAATATAAGGGCCTTGCGCCCTTATATTAAAACTTGTTTA